CTTATGTAGATCGTAGAGAAGTAAGAGTTAGTGGTTTGGAGGGTATGTCACGTGAGGAACTTGAAAAGAAATTGGAAGAGCTATCCGCAAAAATCGATGGATACAATGCCAAAACAATCCAAGTCTCTGACTCTGAAGAATCTGAGTTGGTCTGAGTATCTAGTATTGTTTAATAAAAAACATAACCCATTGATGACTTCAGTTGGGACAGTAGAGGTAAAAGTACAAAATGAAGAATTTGATCCTAATGGTTTACCTAAAAATTTTACTGATAAATATCAAGGGTAAATTATGAGAAAAAAAATTAGTCCACCAAAAAGAATTAATTCTGAAATAGAAAAATACCCAATGGTCTCTGTAGAATGGTTTGACATCGTGTCGGACAGTTCCTGGACAAGCTTTGACGCTTTGAAGAAATCAAATTTAGCCACCTGCATCACCAAAGGTCATCTCCTAAGCCAAACTAAAGGAGTGACTAGACTATTTGGGGACTACTCATTTGCAGAAAATGGTAAGGACATAGAGAGTATTGGTAATACCACTATAATTCCTAATTCAGTCATCAAAGAGATAAAAAAGTTAGGTCAATAGATGTCAGATAAAAATAGAGAAAGTTTATTGTGGCAAAAGGTAAAAAAGGGTTTAGTCGATTGCTTTTTAACTCGCATAGAATCTAGCACAATCAATGGAATTCCTGATATTCATGGTGTACATAAATCTGGTGTATTTTGGATAGAATTAAAATCAGACGAAGCTAAATATCCTAAACTAAATAAGTGGCAAGTTGTTTGGATAAATCGTTATATCAAAGCGGGTGGAGTTGTTTTTATCTTGAAAGAGACCCCCTCGCAGAGGTCTCTTAAACTGTACAGACCGGTGTCCAGTTTCACTGATCCTCGTTCACTTGAACCTCGTTTCTCGTTCTCGTTCCCGTATCACTGGCCAACGGTCCAGCAGCACCTTCTCCGGGAGCTGGCGCAGCGTGATCCAGAGAAGCAGTTGGCGAACAATGAACCAGTGTTAAATAAACTTGAGGTGGCGTAAAGCTCGTTCTCGTTTCCTGGCCATGTTATATTTTTTACCTCTTAGTTAGCATGGCCTGGTGACGGGACCAGCAGCTCTCGTTCTCGTTTCATTAGCAAACCTCGTTTCTCGTTTGAAGAAAATAACTGCGCCCCCCGCTGGTGAAGCTCAGGGATCTGGCGCGCGCGGATCAGCGTGCTTTGGAAAATTTTTCTGGACAGCAGGTGGGAAATGTGTAAATGTCGTTCTTGGAAAAGGAGAAAAGATATGACGAAATACTATGGAGTACAGGTGCACACACTCACCTTTCAAAAAGTGGACGCTAATGGAGAATCGATTGATGGAAAAGTGTACGAGTACACCGGAGATCATTCCTCGTTTTGCGAAGGAATAGACGAAGAAGATTTAGAAGAGGTATCTGATGGCGATTGATTTTGATGCCCTCGATCTCGTTCGAGGAGAGAACAGATCTCGTTTATATAACAAGAAGCTAGAGGAGCTCACGCAGCGTAATCAGTCCCTACACGAGCTGGTGGAAGCCATGATCCGTGAAATTCCAGAGGACAAGAAATGGTCGTTTGAAGAAAGATTCAAAAAAATAAAAAATAGCTCTTGACATTTATCCCATCAGGTCTTATGTAAGGTCTGCGCATTAGATGCAGCTGCAGGCAATCTAAGGTACCGCAACTAGTGCGCAAATATGGTTGCGCATCACCTTCGTCTAAGTGAATGCCTGATCAGCAGATGTACGATGGCCTGGAAGATGGCTGGTGAATCTCTGATGCGTGATCAGTAACAATGCTACCCTTTATCCGTTAACGCGGGGGAAAGATGAACCTCATATGACTTCGTCCGGTAGCAAAGGGTGATACAGCAATCCCGCTTTCGGCCTAGCCGATGCTTAAATACTGGATACATGTGGCCACGTCAGGAGGTAACCTAACGGTGTAAACTTCGGTGGCCGCTAATTAGGAGTAACTATTATGATCATGACTTATATGAAAATTCGAGCTATGACTCGGTTGACTCGTTGGCTAGACCAGAACAACGTGCACTCTGAATCAAGAGATACCTTCTTCCTGCGTCCATGGCTGATGTGGCCTAACGAAAGAAAAGGGATAGAACGGAGACTGGATGAGACTGCAGCGCGTGACGCATTCTGCGATGAAAGATCTAAGAAGAGAAAATCCTGGAAGAACACGTACCTTCGCTCAGGACAATATGATAAAGCTTTACAACTAATTACTTATATAACCAACCGTTACAAAAGGAGAGCAAATGACAATAAGTAAAAAACTAATACAGCAAATGAATGATTACTATGGAACAGAGTATATCAAAGATGAATCAAAGCCTAAAGAAGATAAGCCAGAGGATGGCAAAGTATACGCACTGACCGGTGGACCCGGATCTCGGTGCATCGCTAACGGCAACACCTGGGCCGAGTCTGAGGTGGACCAGCAGGAGCTGCTGGTGAAGAGCTCGTTGGAGAAGCGTAAATGATCTACATCGCTTTGTTGTTCCTAATGCCCAGCACCATCGCGGTGCTGGTAGGACTCATGATCCTCTCGCTCGTTGGAATTTGGTAATGTCGTCTCGTCTCGTTTCTAAAAAGAGTTGGATCCAGCGCAGGAGTTACTCTGGCTTCAGGGGGCGTGCAGAGGAGTGTGCTGGTAATCACAATGAGTTGGTTTTGCAGTTTAGAATGATTTTAATTCGCATGGGTAAATTTTGGACAAGAACCACATTTTTTACTTGAACTATTTGGTGGGATTTGATAGGAGATAGAACAAACTAACCAAAAGGAGAAAGATATGGGACTAGATCAACAAGCTCACTTACGAGGGCAAGAAATCGATTGGGACAAATATTATTCTGACGATAACTATGCCGAAGAAAATAAAGTTTTCGTGTGGAGAAAACACGCAAGACTTCAGCAGTTCATGGCAAAGAAGTGGAACGAACAAAACCAACACCATGAGCATAAAGGAACACTTTCACATTTAGGATTTAATGGAGATTGTGAGGCGCCTGTGTACATAACTAAAGAGGTCGTTGATGATCTACGCGAGGCAATCAATAATGACTTCAAGGATTATGTCGCAACAGATGGTTTCTTCTGGGGACAGCAGTTCCAAGAGGAAAGCGTCAAGGAGTATAAGGAACAAGACATCAAGTTCTTAAAATTCTGTGAACAATCTATCAACGAGGAAAAGGTCGTTGAATATTGGTGTAGTTGGTAATGGCTAGGAAAAATAAAAACGAGGCGACAACTGTCGCCTCGCCTCGTTCTCGTAGTGGGCAAGCCGAAGAAGATAGACTTAAACAACAGCTACGGGGCGCAAAGAGTAAAATTAAAATTTCAACCGATAAGGACACCAATGCTTTTAGTGATTTTGCTAAATATCTGGAACAACAACTTAATGAACTTCTTGAAAAAGAAATTAAAAAAAAGTTAAATTAACTATTGCATAAGATTTCATAAGATATATAAAGATAGGGCAAACATAAGTTTGTAAATTTAACAAAGAGGTTAATATGACTAATGCAGTTAAAAAGCTAAAGCTAGAAGAAAAAAAAGTTATTCTTGCTTATGCTCAATTAAAGCTAAAGTCTAATAGACTAGCTAAAGAGTTGGACACAATAAAACAAAATATAGTTGATGTGTTTGACAGAACAAACCAAAACTTAATTATTGTTCAAGATGAGAATGGTAATAACTTTGGATTACAAAAAATAAATCGTAGTAGAATGAAATTTGAAACTACTGCATTTAAAGAACAGCATAATAGTTTATATAATGAGTTCACCACTAAAATTCATTATGCTGAATACAAGGCAATAGGGGGCGACCATGACGAACAGTCTAATTAATATCGCTCAAGTATTGGCTAACAAAGTTAATGACAACCAACCGACGCGACTTGCTGACATGGTCATTGATAATGGTACAAAGAAACAGTTGAACTATGAAATCATGTTTCAATTATTAATGGGCGAGTGTGAGAAACACATACTTGAGAACAACGGCAACGCAGTAGTTGATGAGTTCAAAGACAATGTACTTAAGAAGTTTAGTACACTTGTCCAAGCTTTACACACACCAGAATAACTAACACACAACCAACGGCGCTAACGCGCCGTTGGTGTACCTACCTCTTACAAGGCTCTTTACATTTACTAACTAGATTTAATACCTGCTACCCTGCTGGTTCGCGTCTAAAAAACTGGTCTTTTTTGCGAAAGGGCTTTAGTAAGCAAGATATATACATACACTAGGGTCCCAAACGGGATGAAATAGTTGAAAGTGTTTTTTATATAGTCTATTGTTAAAAAAGAGGCCTTTGTTTTTTATTGGGTCCCCTACCCCCAGGGGGTATAAAAATTTTATGAAACTAGACACACTTACAGAAGAAGAACTAAAAGACCTGGTACTAAAGAAACAACTTGAGTATATAAAATTATGCCAAGATAATTTTTTAGTATTTGTTGAAAATGTTTGGCAAGATTTTATTTATAGGAAAGATACTAGTAAACTAGGTAAAGGACATCATGAAATTATTGCTAATGCTTTTCATGATATAGCTGATGGTGATGCAAAGAGGCTCATTATCAACATGCCTCCTAGACATACAAAATCTGAATTCGCATCTTATTTATTTCCTGCTTGGTATATTGGAAAGTATCCAAAGAAAAAAATAATGCAGGTATCACACAACGCAGAACTTGCATCAAGGTTCGGTAGCAAGGTTCGAAACTTAATGAACACCAGGGAGTATAAACAGATTTTTGGAGATGTTACACTACGAGAAGATAGTAAGGCAAAAGGCCGATGGGAGACCAATCATGGTGGGGAATATTTTGCAGCGGGTGTTGGCGGTTCTATCACAGGACGAGGGGCGGACTTACTTATTATCGATGACCCACATACTGAACAAGATTCATTATCGGATTCAGCTATGGAACGAGCGTACGAATGGTACAGCTCTGGTCCACGTCAGCGTTTACAACCAGGTGGAAGAATTTTAGTTGTTATGACTCGTTGGGCAACTGACGATCTAACAGGAAGATTAGTAAAGGCTCAAGCAGAAACGAAAGCGGATAAATGGAAAGTAATTTCATTTCCTGCAATCATGCCTGATGATAAACCTGTATGGCCTGAGTATTGGAATAAAGAAGATTTAGATTCTGTTAAAGCTTCCATCTCTACAAAAAACTGGAACGCACAATACATGCAAGATCCAACCTCTGAAGAAGGTGCAATCATCAAAAGAGATTGGTGGCAAGATTACGATAAAGAACATTTACCAAAATTACTCCATGTCATTCAAAGTTATGATACCGCATTTTCTAAAAAAGAATCTGCTGACTATTCTGCTATTACCACCTGGGGGATATTTGAGCCTGTACAAGGTTATGAGAAGTGTATAATTTTATTGGACGCTATCAAAGGTCGTTGGGACTTTCCCGATCTTAAGAATGTAGCCTTAGAGCAGTACGAATACTGGGAACCAGAAACTGTTATTATTGAAGCCAAAGCTTCAGGACAACCCCTGATCCATGAGCTTAGACGTGCTGGAATCCCCGTAATTGATTATGTACCTGCAAGAGGTCGAGATAAACATACTAGAATTAACTCATGTGCCCCTGTGTTTGAATCG